ATCACCTATGCCCGTAGTGTTATAGATACCGGTTGGTTCAGCACCGACACCGCTACCCATTAACGCTGCCAGGTCTAAACCTAATGCATTCACCAGCGCCAGATCATTACGCGTGAACATTTCCATGTCCGTGGAACTTTGCGCCAGTAACTGGCGTGAATACGCGGTGGTTGACTGCGCGGTTTTGGGTGACAGCTTTACACTGTCAAACGTCGCGTTACTTTCACCGACATCAGCGCCTGGATTTTCACCGACCCAGGTCATGCTGTTAGTGCCAATCTGACGCGGAAACGGAATGTCACCTTCCAGGCCGGTCATCACATTCGCGCCCATTTCCTTGACGGCCATTTTATTACGCAGAATTTCAATCAGCGGTTGCAGCTCATCAGCCACGGTAAAGCCACCGACATTGTCAGTGCCTGCCAGCATCGGTGCCCGTTGCATGGTTTGCTTTGTACGCAATGCCGTTGGCATATAAAAGCCTTCGCTGTCGCGCTTTAACTGTTTACCGATTTCAACTGACACTTCACGTTCAAGACCGGCACCTGTCCAGTCACCATTTGCATTGGCCAATAAGCCGCGATTCAGTGAATATTCACGTTCTTCTTTGTCGCTCATGTCCACATGCACCGGCGTGATTACATCCACCGGGTTGGCTTTGCCCATGCGTTCAAGCAGGGCTTCACGCATTTCATCAACGCTGGCTTTTTTATTAATCATCGACGTTGCTAGATCGCGCTGGCCGTATTTGTCACCCAGTGCCAGAATGTCACTGGTGCGTTTGCGTTCCTGGTCAACGCCCACGCTGCGTTCGTGATCAACATCCACCGCGGGTGCTGGTGAAGGTGCTGGTGTTACCGGCTTGTTTTCTTCAGGCATTTGTCTGCCCTCCTTTTTGTATTCAATGATAAAATCATGTTCAATTTCTTCAGACGAACGCCCAACACCCACCGTGACATCAGCTGGAATAGAAACAAAACTAACTTCAAACGGTTCCCAGTCAATAACCCTGTGAACCTCTTGACCAGCTTCATTAATTTCTTCCAGCACTGAACGATAAATGTTATAGCCGACTGATATTTTGGTGCGAATCCTGTCAATAACATCGTTAAATATTTCTGATGCCCGTTCACCTCTACCGAAACGAACCAGCGCCCGCCCTTTGCGGTCAGCATCAATTGACACATCGTTTGTTGCCCCAACATGGTCATCAGGGTTATGCCCAACTAGAACCGCCCCACCATCAGCCAGACGGCCTAGCCTGACTGATGCTGGGGAATGATCTAATATTTCTACACCAAACCAGCGTTCCACCGGTTCTTCGGATGAAAACGAAATTTCAACCGTGCGCGCTTCTTCATTAATATCTTCACGCTTAAAACTAAACGATCTGAACAGCGGTTTAGATTTAACTGTTTTTGTTGTCGTCGTTTGCGTTGTCATCGTCTTCTTCATCCTCATTAACGAAAGAACCCGCAGCTAGTGCGGGTTCGTTTTTAATACCTCTTTCTTTTTTCATTTCCTGCCAGGCTTGGATTTCATCAAGCACATCTTCAGGATCACGCCCGCGGGATCGGATCACCTCTTGCGGGCTTTTGGTGTTGCTTTCAAATTCCAGCTTGTTGGCATTGGCCATTTTGTACGGGTCAACTGATTCCCAGCGTTTGGGCTGCCAGTTTGCCTTTTGATATTTTTCTTCACGTAAAATATCCAGCGGTTTGCCGTTCACGGTTAACGCCTGGGCTAACAACGACAGATTCAGCCAGTCGTCAAAGACGTTTTCACACAGCGATTCAACCAGCCATTCCTGTAACAACATCCACGCATCCTGGTCATCCAGTGCGCCTTTTCGTAAGCTGTTATAATTCACACCTTCCAGGTCATTGGCCAAACTGTTATATGACACACCCAGGCCCGCGGAAATTGCCCGCAGCATGGCTTTGACAAAATCTTTAAACGCCTGGTTCGGGTGCTGCGGATCAATCAGATTAAACTTATAACCCAGCGGCGTGACATGCACACTGCCGGTGTCAAAGTCCTGCACAAACTGACCGTCAGCATCTTTTTCAAAATTGCCTTCAATGTTAGAGACCGGGCCTTCGCTTTCTATCGGGTCATAGGTGCCAAAGGTTGACGCGCCCGCACGACTGGCTACCAGCTCGGCTTCTTCATAACCATCAAGCATATTTAAACGCATCAGACAGGACGCCGCCCACGGAATGCCGCGCGTCTGCCAGACCCATTCCGGCAAGTATTCATGAATGATTTCATCAGCGGGAATGCGCTGATATTTGCGACCGGCAAACGAATAATCGGCGCTGGTTTGTTTGCTGGTTAATAAATAATAAGCCACCGGTCTGCGCCAGGTATCCAGCTCGACACCCATTTGAATAACGTGCCCGTTTCTCAGTTCTGTATTCAGCTCGACATCTAATAATTCAACATCAAGAAACTGCAACGCAAAGCGGAATTTATTTTTTTTCCAGTTGCGAACCTTACGAACTAAAACTTCACCGTCACGCGCTAAGGTTTCGATAAATAATTTTTGAACACTTTTCCAGCTGAATTTTCCCGTGACATCACAAATGCCTTTTTTGCCCCAGGCTTTCCAGCCGGTTTCAACCGCATTGATGGCCAGCTTATCTTTTTTGCCGTCCGGGTCAGTGATTTTTGATTGCAGCAAAACACCAGACGCACCCACCACGTTTGTTTTTAATAACGTGGCAAACTTTTTTAAATAATCATTATTCTGAAATTCTTCACGCGAACGCGCGCGCAGTTTACGCAGCCCGGCACGAATGTCAGCGTCAATCGGTTTGGGCACCGTGACCCAGCCACTGGTTAATGTCGATACTTTCGCCGCGGCAAAACTACGTTTCGGCATGGTCTTCACGGCGTTATAGCTTGACATTTTTTCAGCTTCACCCGCTGACATAATGCCTTTTTCAACCAGCCGACCTAGCAGCAATTTATCGGCCATTGATAAACCTCACTCTGATTTTATTTCCAGGCGCATCACCGTTTGCAATCCGCTGCTTTTGTAATTCAACGGTATATTCACGCTGATAAAATGACCGCCACTTTAAAAGCTCGGACGGCGTTAATCGTTTAATCGATTTATCACCGACAGTGATGCTTTCCTGATCTTTGCTGGCTTTCTTTTCAATCACCGCGTTTAACGCGTCCAGCACTTTTTTCACATGACTGCGCGAATCAAAGCCATTACTTTTGTTTAAAAAATCAGGCTTCACATCAATGCGACCTTCAGTCACCTGGTAACGATCTGTACCGTCAGCCAGTGTCGATTGCCAGTGATATATGCCTTCTTTAAATGCCGCCGATAAAGCCGGTGTCAACGTGATCAAATGCGCGCCATCACCGTTATCAGTCGATGCAATCACCTGCTGGTCACCGTCTTTAACAAACGCATAAGACAACACCCAGCCGTCAGCCGGATCATAACCCGAAATTCTTTTTGTCCATTTGACCGAGTCACCGGCAACAAAGGCATCAGGTTCTGTGGTTGGTATATTCACAAATTATTTCCGGTAAGAGTTAATGAAACCGCCGCCGCGTTTTCGTTGTCTGCTGCGTTTTCGCACAGGCTGTTCAGCCTGTTTATCTTCAGCCTTATTTTGATCTGTTTCTTGAGAAACACTAAATAGATCAGCCTGTTTATATTTTGCTTCTAATGCATCCCACTGCGATTCTTTCATCAGGTGAACGCGCAGTGATCGTGATGCGTGCAAAGCCATCACGCAACAATCAACCCCTTCGTTTCTGACGCCGCTTTTTTTCTGCCAGATTAATTTTTTTCTAGCCGTTCTGTGTGGGGCTTTAACTTCTGATAAAAAGGTCTGCTCATAAAAATCATCCCTGACATTTTTATACCAGTGCAACCGACCCGCGCCGCACCCTTCCAGGGTGATGCGACCATTGTCACCAATCAATAAATCTTTGGCTTTATGAGTGCCAACAATGTAAACCTTCAGGCCGTATGTGGCTGCTTTGGTATTTGATTTGCCGCGCGTGTCGATGGCTTTCGGTTTGCTGAAAATTTCCCGCGTGCCGTAATCATTTGATGATCCTTTGACGGCCATCACGCCGCGGTTTTGTCGATCCCTGACCCAACTATAAACCGCGTCTGATGTCTGGCCGTCTGATGAATCAATTGACACCGCTGCCATGCGCATGGCATAGCCGTCTTCATGTCTGAAGGCACTGAATAATAATTTATCAAGATCAGACCAGACGGGGTCTTCTTCATCAGTGGTTTTTTTCTTCGCGTACAATTCATCCCAGTACACAAGCCAGCTTTCCTGGCCGCGACCATAGGCCCAGATTTGCACCGCTAGCCGGTCATGCTGAACATCAACACCAGCCACCAGGACAAGACCACCACGGGGCACCGTCAGTTCATCATAGTCTTCAGCGCGGGCTTCCAGTTCTTCCTGTTCAGGCGCATTGCTTTCAATTTCATACGGCAGACCCTTGGCCGAGTTAACGAAAACAATCATGTCTTCATTGTCGCCCTGCTCTTGTTTTTTCAGCGCCTGAAGATAACGTTCAACCAGCCGGGTTAACGTCGAACCGGGAAACGGGCTGTATAATTCATTGATATAAAAACCGGCTATGCCGCGTGATTCAGCGGTGGCAATCCACTGGGCCTGGCGCACGTTTTTATTTTTCTGATGATCAGACCACAATGAACCACAATGGGGGCACGCATAAGCGGCCGTGTCTGGCAGTACATCACCATAAATATCATGTTTCTGATCATCACTGGTTTGCCAGTTTACGTTTTCCCAGTCCAGCACATGAGATTCATTGCAGTCATGACAGGGCACAAAAAATTTGCGCTGATCACTTTCTAAAAAGGCCGCTTCAATCGTTGACACACCTTTAATGCTGGGCGTACCACCGAAAATAATTTTTCGCCGCGGGAATGTTTTTGTGCGTTCTTCTAGCAGCTTAATCGCATCACCCTGACTGCCGACATTGTCAGCCGCGTCATCGGGTTCTTCAACGAACACCACCGGGGCCGGTGTCGATTTTACATTGCTGGGGCTGTTTGAACCGACCAGTTTTAAAAATCCACCAGGGAAACGCTTGAAGGTTTTGCGGTTGCCATCCTTTCTGGATGTTGTCACGTCAACAATATTTTTTAACCTTGGTGTGGCGGTCACCATCGGTTCAAATTTTTCATCAACGTATTCTTTGGCCGCGTCTGATTTTGCAAACATACCGACAATCGCGCTGGGATCAACATCAATTTTGCGGCCCAGAAAATTATTTAATACTCCGTCAGTCCACGCCACCTGGGCAGACTTCATGCAAACCACTTTATAATTAACGCGATCATCTATCGCTTCATGCATACCCACCACCCACGGTGTCAGCTTGGTGGAATACTTGCCAGAAATAGCTGATGATTCCGGTGCCAGGTAGCGGTGCTGATTAGCCCATTCTGTAATAGTTAATTTTGACGGTGGTGCCCAGGCCGCATAAATATCAGCCAGCATGTTATCAAGTGTCTGTTTGCAAACCTCCCGCCAGGTGTTCAAGTGATTCATGAATATGGTCTTCAATTAAAGTTTCATCAACATCAACGCCATGCAATGCTTTTATTTCTGCCACGATCTTTGACGGCATAGACAACAGTTCAGCGCGGGCCGCTGTGACCATTGCGATCATCGCCGGTTTTACATCATCAGCAATAATCACTTCACCGAGTTTTTCAGCCACTAAAATTTCTTTTAAACGGCCCGATTGTTCAGCCTCATGTGTGCGCGCTCTTGTCAATGACTGCTGTTCATCACCACCCCGGCCGGAGGCTTCCACGCGCAAAAATTCGCAATAAATATGCAGCCATTCAGCCAGTGACTGGCCCAGTGTCAGTTTGCCTTTGTCTAAATGCACTTTGATGGCGGGCTGCGTGACACCGACCAGCCGAGCAAAGCTCGACTGATTGGCTTTCACATTCAGACATTCAAACTCATTAGACACTGAAGACAAACTATAACCCCCTATACATCGCTACATCTGCAAAAAAAACGGGGTGCGAATTACC